GATACCAGGAGGGCGGAGTCGTCACCTATGTGCCGGTTGTGCTGACAAAAGTGCAGTTTCAGCAGGTACCGCTTTCTGCCGCAACGCAGGAGGACGAGATCGACTGGCAGACGGAAGCGCTGACGGCCACCATCATGCGCGGCGACGACACGAACCACACGTGGAAGAGCATCGGCGCCGATGAGACCACTGAGGCGGCTGCGGAAGCCAAGCTGAAGACGAAGCTCGGAATCGAGTAAAAACCAAGGGGGCAGTGAATGAAGATCAGCGGGAAGGAATATGGGCTCTATCTCACGATCAGGGCCTGGACGGAGATCTGCGAGTTATGCCCGGACGGCGACTTCGGGAAGGTCGGGACCCTGCTGCAGGGGAAGGGCCAGATGATGAACGTCGTCCGGATCCTCGCGGCCCTTTCGAGAGGATACGCGGACCACGAAGAGACGGTGGAGGGGCACGAGCGGCCGGAGGTATTGACGGAAGCTTACCTCTCCTCGCTCTCGCCGTTTGTCCTGGCGGACGCCGGAGTGGTGGACGAGATCACGGCGGCCATGCAGGGAGGGACGGCTCAGGAGATCGAGACGGAGCCGGTCAAAGGAAAAAACGCGGAGGGCGCGGCAACGGCATAACGCTGAGCCGCGCCTGGTTTTTGTATTACGGGCGAAAGAACGGGATGACCACGAGGGAGATCCTCGCCACCCGTTACGGCGAGATGCTGGACGTGATCTCCTGCATCATGGTAGACACGGGGAACGCCCGGCAGAAGAAGAAAAAGCGACACTGGACGTTTGACGAAGCGATAGCACTGGAGTGACGAATGGCGATCAACATCGGGCCGCGAATCGGCATAGACGGCGAAAAAGAATACAAGAATTCGCTCCGCGAGATAATCGCCGAGACCAGAACGCTCAAGAGCGAGATGGGGCTGCTGGAGGCGTCGTTTAAGGACGGCGCTTCCGAGATGGACAAGGCCAAGCAGCGCACCGAACTGCTGAAGAAGCAGCAGGAAGCGCTCACGAAAGAGGTCGAGAAGCTAAAGGGAGCGGTCGACGCGTCCTCGGAAAAATTCGGCGAGAATTCCACCGAAGCACAGACCTGGAAGAAGAAGCTGGCAGACGCGGAGACGGAGCTCGCGAACATCAACAAGCAGCTCAAGGACAACTCCGGATGGGCGGCTTTCGGCCGGGAGTGCGATGCGGCAGCGAAGAAGCTCGAGGGGATCGGAACGGCATTTACGAACACGGGCCGCGCCCTCACGAGAGGACTCACGATGCCGATCATCGGCATCGGAACGGCGACGGTCAAGACCGCAGCGGACTTTGAATCCGAGATGAGCAAGGTCGAGGCGATCTCCGGAGCGTCAGCTGATGAGATGGACCAGCTGGAGACCAAAGCCCGCGAGATGGGCGAGGCGACGAAATTCTCGGCGTCCGAAGCAGGGCAGGCGATGGAGTACATGGCCATGGCCGGCTGGAAGGCCGATGACATGCTCTCCGGCATAGAGGGAATCATGAATCTGGCGGCGGCATCCGGGGAGGACCTCGGAACGACGTCGGACATCGTGACGGACGCCCTGACGGCGTTCGGGATGAGCGCGGCCGAATCAACCCACATGGCCGATGTGCTGGCGGCGGCATCCGCAAACGCCAACACGAACGTCTCCATGATGGGCGAGTCTTTCAAGTACGTCGCACCGGTCGCCGGTTCCCTCGGCTACACGGTCGACGACATCGCCATCGCACTCGGCCTGATGGCTAATTCCGGCATCAAGGCATCGCAGGCCGGCACGAGCCTCCGGACGATCCTCACGAACATGGTCAGCCCTTCGAAATCGGCAGAGGGAGCGCTGGCGGCCCTTGGCGTTTCACTCGAGGACGGGCACGGGAATATGTACACGTTCCGCGAGGTAATGGAGCAGCTGCGCACCGGAATGGGCGAGCTGAAGATGCCCGTCGAGGAATTCCAGCAGCACGTGGCCAACCTCGATGCGCTCCTGGAAGACGGGACCATCACGGAGGAGCAGTACAACGAACAGCTGACGGATCTCACCACGAAGGCTTACGGTGCGGAAGGCGCCATGAAAGCGCAGGCCGCTGCCGCCCTCGGCGGCCAGAGGGGCATGAGCGCCCTGCTGGCCATCGTCAACTCTTCCCCGGAGGATTTCGACAAACTGGCTGCGGCCGTGGACGGATCCGGCGGAGCGGCAGCAGGGATGGCGGCCATCATGCAGGACAACCTCAACGGCCAGCTGACCATTCTCCTCTCCAAGCTGCAGGAGTTAGCGATCAGCTTCGGCGAGGTATTGCTGCCGAAGATAACCGAGATTGTCGACAAGATCCAGGGCCTCGTGGATAAGTTCAACGGGCTCGATGAGGAGCAGCAGAAGCAGATAATCAACATCGCGCTGATCCTCGCGGCCCTCGGGCCGGTATTGAGCGTTGTCGGGACCATCATCAAGGTAATCGGAGTTGTGACCGGGATCGTCGGGAAGATATCCGCAGCCATTGCAGGCGCGGGAGGACTGACGGCAGCCATCTCCGGAGGGCTGGCTGCGGCGGCCCCTGTCGTGGGCGTGATCGCAGCCATCGCGGCAGCCATTGCGGCGGTGATCCTGGTAATCAAGAACTGGGACAAGATCAGCAAGGCCATCACGGAGACTTGGGAGAAGGTAAAGGAAGGCGTCGGCAAGGCGGCGGAGGCCGTGAAGGAAGGCGTTGTTAACGCCTGGAACGGCATGAAGGAAAAGGTCAGCCAGGTCGGCGAGAACATCAAAACAGGAGTATCAAACGCCTGGGAGACGCTAAAGACCAAGACCTCGACCGCGTGGGAGAGCATCAAGAGCACGGCGACGGAAAAATGGGACCAAGCGAAGACGACACTCCTGAATGGAGCGAACGCCGTTCTGGGATTTTTCGGGACGGACTTCGAGACGCTCAAGAGCAAGATCACGAAGCCGCTGGAGGACGCCAAGACGGCCATCTCGACGGTCTGGGAGACCATAAAAGGATTCTTCCGGAGCGGCATCGAGACGATCAAGGGGCTGTTTAACTTCCACATCGACTGGCCGCACATCAAGATGCCGCATTTCAAGATCAGCGGATCCTTCAGCCTCAGCCCGCCCAGCGTCCCGAAATTAACGATTGACTGGTACAGGAAGGCCATGGAAGGCGGCATGATCCTGAACAGTCCAACGATTTTTGGAGCGCAGAACGGGCACCTGCTCGGAGGAGGAGAAGCCGGGCCGGAGGTCGTCGTGGGGCTTGGGAGCCTTGAATCGATCATCCGGTCGGCAGTCGGGCAGGCCACTTATAACAACACTTACGGCGGGACCACGATCAACGTTTATGGCGCACCAGGGCAGGACGTGGAGGAGCTGGCGGACCTGATCGAGGAGAGGATCGCGGTCAACGTATACAGGAGGGGGGCGGCATTCGGATGAGCGATCTGGTTTATGGCGGCATTTCTGCCGCTTCTCTCGGGATCCACATATCCGGGGAAGGAACATATTCCTCCCCGGAGAGAGACCGCGAAATGATCTCGGTGGACGGGCGGAACGGCGATCTGATCATCGACAACGGGCGTTACGAGAACATCCGCGTGGTCTATCCCGCTTTTATGAGGGACGGCTTCCGACTGCGGGAAAGCGAGATCCGAAACCGGTTCATGAACGGCTCCAGAGGATACAGGCGGCTTAGCGACACATACCACCCGAACGAGTTCCGTCTGGCGATCTTTGACGGAGCCTTTCAGCCGGAGACCGGACCGTGGAACGCGAGTGCCCACTTTGACCTTGTATTCAACTGCAAACCGCAGCGGTTCCTGGTGGCCGGGGAGGAGACGCGGACATTTCGCACGGCGGGAACGCTGAACAACCCGAGCCAGGAGACAGCGCTGCCGCTGATCAGGGTTTACGGCTTTGGGACGCTGACGGTCGGAGACACGGTCGTGACGATCACCCAGCATGGCCAGCAGTATATGGACATCGACTGCGAGCTCGGGGATGCCTACTGCGGATCCATTAATCTCAACGCCTATGTCACTAAATCCTTCCCGACGCTCGGAGCAGGAGAGACGGGGCTGGCCTTCTCGGGCAATATCACCCGGGTGGATATCACCCCGCACTGGTGGAGAGTATGATCCCGACATTATACGAGACAACAGAAACGGCGTTCACCACGAACGGACTCGGGAAGCTGCCGGACTTTTTGACCGGGAAGGTAAAAGAGGTCAGGAATGGCCAGTTTATCCTGACCGGCGAATATGCCGCCTCCGGAAAGAACGCGGAGGAGCTGACAGAGCAGAGGATCATCACGGCCGTGCCGGCAGACGGGAAGGCGGAGCAGCCGTTCCGGATCTCTTCGGTCACGAAGAAGACCGGCGGGAGGATAGAGATCACGGCGAACCACATCTCTTATGACCTCAACGGCATCGTGGTCATGCCGTTCACGGCAACCAGCGTGACGGACGCCATGGCCAAGATCGCCGCGAACGCCGTCGGCAGCTGCCCGTTCACTTTCTGGACGAACAAAGACGTCACCGGATCCTTCACGCTGAAAAGTCCGAAGACGATCCGGGAGGTTTTAGGAGGGAGTCAGGGATCGCTCCTGGACGTATACGGGACCGGTGAATATGAATTCGACGGAATGACGGTCCGGCTCTACCTTCACCGCGGGACGAACAACGGCGTGGTGATCAGGGCCGGAAAGAACCTCACGAGCGCCTCCTCCGAGATCTCGACAGATGGCGTTTACACGGCCATCGTTCCTTACTGGGCGAACGAGAACACCACCGTGACCTTGCCCGAGAGGATCGTCGAGTCAGCACACACAGGAGCCGTGCAGCAGACAAAGGTCGTCGACTTCTCGTCGGAATGGGAGACGGCACCGACGGTGGCGCAGCTCCGGGCACGGGCGCAGGCATACCTGGCGGCAAACAGCGGCTGGGAGTTGAAAGAAAATATAAAGGTTTCCTTCGTCCCGCTTTGGCAGACAGAGGAATACAAGGATTATGCGGCCAGCATCGAGCGGGTCAACCTATGCGACACGGTGACGGTACTGCACGAGGCGCTGGGCATCACGGCTGAAGCGAAGGTAATCGAAACAACCTATAACTTCCTCAAAGACCGATATGACTCGATCGAGATCGGGAACGCGAGCAGGACGGACCTCTCGTCCGTTATCACGGACTCGGCGCAGCAGACCGTCAGCCAGGCGGTAACAGACGGCGGGGTGATCCAGTCGGCGGTCAAGAAGGCGACGGACCTCATCACCGGAGTCACGGGCGGATATGTAAAATTCAATTACAACGGCAATGGCGAGCCTTACGAGATGCTGATCATGGACGCCGACAACGAAGGAGACGCGACCAACATCTGGAGATTCAATGCTGGAGGCTGGGGCTTCTCCAGAGACGGCGGCGCGAGCTACACGACGGCCGCCACGATCGACGGCGGCATCATCGCGGACTTCATCACTGCCGGCACCCTGACCGGTCTGGCCATCAATAACGGGAGCGGCACCTTCGCCGTGGACAGCGCCGGCAACGTAACGGCCAACAGCCTGAGCTCTAACAACGCCACCATCACGGGCGGGTCTATCAACGTCGCGTCAACGGCGAGCAGTATAGCTTTTGTGACTTTGTCGTTTATGGACCTTATCACCAAGTTAATGCCGAACGGGATAAGTATAGACTCTGGGACATACCAGTCGTTACTCGGGTCATCTGGGCTGGTGCTTACGATTGGCGGACTAAATTATGCGACATTCACGAACAAGACAGGCGGCTATGAATTGACCATGAGAGACACGCCCAACCGGACATTGCGGATATGGCTCGATTCTTCGGACGGCACGGTCACCCTGTACGGTCCGATCGGGAACCGGAAGGCGATGCTCGGAGCAACCGGAGATTACGGCTGGCTGTACCTGTACGATAACGCAGGCACGAGACGGGTCGCGCTTGGTAATGATGGGCTGTATTTCTATGACGCGAACGGGACTCAGACACGGCGGTATTCGCCCACATAAGGAGGAGCCATGTATTCGATCAGGATAAACGGCATGGACACGGACATTTACCTCACGAGAGGCGACACGTTCATGGCCGACATCAGCATCACGGGAGCGGACGGGGAGCCTTACACACCGGCTGCCGGTGATGCCGTCGTCTTCGCGGCTAAGCTGCATTACACCGACGAGACCGACGCAATCCGGAAGGAAGTGAGCAACCTGCAGCTGATCATCGAGTCCGGAGACACGGCAGAACTCGAGATGGGCGTCGCCTATGTATACGACATACAGCTGACGACCGAGGGAGGGGACGTTTACACCTTTGTCAAGGGCCGCCTCTACATCGGCGAGGAGGTGGCGTGATGGCGGAGATCCATGGGACGATCGGACCGGCCGGAGCAGTAAGCGGCGGCCTGGGGCCGGTCGGCGGATACAGCGCAAGCATCAAAGGAGCGGTCGGACCGGTCTCTGAGGGGATCCGCGACGGAGCGGTGACGACGCCCAAGCTGGCAGACGAAGCGGTGACAACAGCGAAGATTGCGGACGGGGCTGTGATCGAGGATAAACTGGCAGATTTGTCAGTCACGACTTCCAAGATTGCGGAGGCAGCTGTGACCATCGCAAAACTCGCCTCGGAGGTCATCGACGCCACGCTGACCGTGAGCGGAGCGGCGGCAGACGCCCAGGCGACCGGAGCCGCGCTGGCGCTCAAGGCGGCCGCTGCGGATCTCCAGACGCTCGCGGGGACGGTGGCAGGCATCAAGTCCGTCACCGACGCACTCGGAGCGGCGGCAAACTATGGAGTCCTCAACGCGCTGACGCAGGAGACCGCAGGAGTCAACGTCCTCGATGCGGCGCAGGGTAAAGCGCTCGCGGACAGCATCAGCGCAATGTCTGGCGCGTATCACTACACTTCAGTCACGGGAACCACTACAGGCGTCGGAAACTTAAGGCTGACCGGTTCGGCCGGTAGTATCACGATTTTATCGGCGTGGGTGACGTCTGGCGGGTATATGTGCATACCGTTCACGGACGCAAACGGGCGGTGGTATGCAAAAGTCCTTGTCTGGAACAGCACTTCATACTCGGTGCTTGCCAGTGGCGAGGTGACGGTCAACTACCTGTACAGAAGCAGGTAACGGGGGGCGAGAAAATGGATTACATAATCGCCATCATTGGCGGAGGAGTCGGCGCGGCAATTGTAACGGTCATCGGCCAGCTGCTCACGGCTAAGCAGGCCCGGAGATACGCGCAGGAGGACCATGAGTCAGCAGATATGGCCTCACTCAAAGCAGGAGTTAAGTGGCTGTTATACGACAGGATCAGATTTTTGGGGTTGCATTACGTCGAGACAGGAGCGGTCGATTTTGACGACCGAAGGATCCTGCGGGAGATGCACACGGTCTATCACGTCGGGCTCGACGGCAACGGAGACCTTGACCAGTTGATGCAGGCGGTGGACCGCCTGCCAATCACGAAGGAGGCGAAGATATGAAGCTCAGTGACAAGGCTTACCAGATCCTCAAATGGGTGGCGCTGATCGCGCTGCCGGCGCTTTCGCTTTTTTATCAGACAATCGCACCCGTCTGCGGCCTGCCGGGAGAAAAGCCGGTCACCGTCGTCCTTTCCGCCCTTTCCGTATTGATCGGCTCGCTTATCGGAGTAAGCACGGCGGAATACTACCGGACCAAGGAGGAGCTAAATGGTTAAGATCGGCCATGCGGCCATTGATGAGAATGGCCAGATTGCCGGCGGGGCTGCCGGCGACCAGACCGGGAGCGAGATCTTCATCCGCGACTGGTATGACTTCGGCCAGACGCAGCTGATCCGGCCGAAGGAAGACCACCTGCGGCATTTCATCGCCGCGAACATGGAAGCCGCCTGCGCTAACCCGCACATCGGCTATGACCAGCGCCAGCGGACCACGCTATACACGGAGCTGCAGAAGAAGGCATGGAACATGAACGCGGTCAACAAGGACTGCGAGTGCGATTGTTCCTCCCTTGTTTCCTGCTGCGTTAACGCCAGCGGGGTGACCGTAAGCCCGCACCTGTACACGGGGAACCTCGCCCAGGGCCTGCTGAACACCGGGAGGTTTGAGCTGATCACGGCGAAGGAATACCTGCGCTCTCCAGATTTTCTGAGGAGGGGCGACATCCTGATCAAGCCGAACAAACACACGGTGATCGTGCTGACGGATGCACCGACGAAGCAGGAGCCAGCGAAAGCGCAGCCGGAGATCCAGGACGCTCTATATCACGACGCGACCATGGCCGGAACGTATACGGTGACCACGGCACTCAACCTGCGGAGGGGAGCCGGGACCGGATACAAGATCACGGCTGTGCTTCCTAAAGGAGCGACCGTCCGGTGTTATGGCTACTTCAACAAGATCGGATCCGTGCCATGGCCATTGGTTACATGGGACGGAAAGACCGGATACTGCTCGAGCAAATATCTGAAAACGTGATGGCAGCCAGACTGGCGGACCCATATCCGGACCCAAGACCGCTGCCGTTTTTTGTGCCCCGGGAGACCCCCGGGGCTTTATTTTTTTTATCCGGGAGCAAAAAACCGCTTGACGGTAACACCGTCATGTGATAAGATGTATACAGATCAAGAGAGGAGCACATCCATGAGATACATCGACAGAACCGGAAAGCGAATGAACGAGAGAGGCGAAAGCAGGGAAATCAAGACGATGGGAGCCATGACGAGGGAAGCGACGAAGAAGGCTGAAGAGAACGGCCTGGGGGTCATGAAGACCAGCTGGGGGGCCTATAAGGTCATCAGAGCCTGCGGGCTCGGCGCATACCAGGATGCCATGAAGGACCTGGCGGAAGTAGACCGGTTCCTGAAGAGAATCTGAATAAAAAGGAGGAAACAGAGATGAGGTTCACAAACAGCGCGAAGATCAAAGGTGAGATGGCAGTCAGGCAGATGAGCCAGGGGGCTCAGCGCGGTTATAACGAGACCGACCCGCTGGCGGTCTATCAGACCGATGAAGGCTTCTGGATTGAGGACTGCGACGGAGTGGCCGGCCCGATGACCATGCAGGAGGCAGATGAACGCCTGGAGTACATCGGCTCAATCGTACAGAACAGCTGGTGCATGGACGTCGATTACGACACAGCGGTGGAGACGATGGACGACGAGCTCCGAGAGCAGCTGCACCGCGAGCTTGCGCCCTGCAACCGTCAGGTCTTCTTTGACGCCTATGCCGAGGCACACATGGAAAAATTC